CTCCTTTGTCGGTTCTAAGTGTCGCTTCTAAAACATCAGCTAAACCATAAGTAGATGTTCCAGTTGTTCCTCCAGCTGTAGTAGCACTTGTTCCATCACCACTTGCTCTATAAAAAGTATATTCAGCTTGTCCTTCGATAATATCAATATTAGTTTCTGCTACTTCCCAGTAGTGCAAACCTCTATTACCCCATTCTTGAAAAAGAATATTTAAAGATCGTCTTGCTGTTTTTAATTGATAACCTGAAGATACTTGAGAACCAATTCTCTCATAAGCTTCGTTGATAATCTCATCAACAGCAAATGTTTTGTCAAAAGTGACTGTTCCAGAAGTAGTATTCGCCATGGGCTACCTACTATCCGTAAAATGCCGTTACACTATTGCACTGTGTTTCTGTATAAGTAATATAAGCTCCATCAGGAAAAACAACCCCATCGTCTGCTAAATTAAGATTATCATTAACTCCTAAAGTAGCATTAGAACGAACTGTTATTAAACTTGTTCCTGCTGTTCCACTATTTCTTACGTAAATTGATCCAATAGCACCGCCACCAGTCCAATTTAAATTTTTAACTCGCGTGCGACCTGCAAAAACAACGCCTGCTACTTCAGAATTAATTCCTGCAGACATATTACCTGCTGGATTTCCAACTGCTGTTATTGATGATATTGTTGCAAAATATCCGGTACTTGTTGCTGTACCAGCATTTGCTCCAGTAACGGTTTCTGATAAAGCATCTCCATTAACATCCGTTCCGACAACAGTAAATGTTTTACCTGAATCGTCTCCTGCACTTAAAAGTGTAATTTGTCTAGCTGTACCAGTATCTGCTGTATAAGCTCCGCCAGAAGTTAATGCTCCACCTAAAGTGAGTGCTGCATTATTTCCAACCGCTGCTGCAGTCGATAAACCATCGGCGTCGAGCGCTGTAGTTGTAATTACTGCAGATGATTTTATATCTGTTGACATAAATTTTCTCCTTAATTTATTAGGTGGAACCTAAGCTCCACCTAATATTATTTATTTATTACGCGTCGTATCCGTAAAATTTAAGTATAAATTTTCCAGCGTCATATACACCATCTGTTCCACCACCTGAACCAACTAGATATAAATATCCGTTAGCTGGAGGTACAGTTGTAAAGCCTTTTGGTGCTAATATACCAGTCCAATCAACTGCTGTATTTAAAACCGCAGTTTCTACCAAAGCAGTAATTGCTGTATCTTCAGTACCAGTAGCTACAGTCGCTGTATATAAATCGATATCAGGTTCTCCAGTTGTAGGTGTTTCTAAACATTGCATATAACCAGATAAAACAGTGCCGTTTACAGCTGCTGTAACTTGTCCATAGTGACAATTAGCAGTTGCTTCTTTACCAATAATATCGGCTGCAGCACTTGAACTTAAACCTGTTAGATCTAAAGCAATAGTTGTTTCATATATATTACCAATAAGTACTACTGAATGTTTTACAATTGCTGCTGTTACTGCAGATATACCAGTTCCAACAGTCATTAAAGCTGTTGTTGCTAGACCTGTTGCTCCTTTAGCAGTTAAAGCACCTGATGAACCAACTGTAAAATAGTCAGTATAAGCACCAGTGGTTGAACTTTTAGTAGAAACCTTAAGACCGGATTCCGCTCTTACTGTTCCCTGAAAGGTTGTGTTTGCCATAATATTCCTCCTAGAATATTTAAATGTAGTCCCTAGGGGATGTCGACTATACGCGTCTACATTTAAGTTTTTTTAAAATTTGTATAGTGGCAAATTTATATGTTATTTTTTGATTGAGTGCAAGGGATCCCTAGGAAAAAATTGATTTTTTGATAGCGCTTAAGTGGCTATCGAAACTTCGGGCTTGGCGTCTTTAATTTGTTTAAGACGAGTAGAGTCTTCAAACTCTTTGGCAATGATTTCTTTAACAATTCCCTGAATTTTCTTGTCAATATAGGACATATTAATATTATACTTGCCCTCCTTCAGGTGTTCCTGTTGCCACTCTAACTCCAAGGACTTCTTTTGTATGTACAGGTCTTGGGTCATTTATAACCTCCTCATAGGTTATCCATTTACCAGTGGTAAATCCATCTTTCTCCAGTTTTACCTCATTTTTTCCTAGTTTGTCAAGGACTGATTTTTCAATACTTTCTTTAGTATCTTCAGCCATTACATTAAAATTAGCATAATAGCCGTTCCAGCGGATTTGTATTCGGAAGTTTTTCATAAGTAATTTCTATCTTTATAGTCGAAATGAGGCGACTTTGTGGCCGCCTCATCTCTAATTTATTGATTAAGCACCTTCAACGCCGAATACACCTCTAGGGTCGGATACTCCAAATGAGTATCTTTCTCTAGCTTTGTATCTAACGTTTCCAGTTGAGAAATCACCTTCCATTTTAGTTTGGATAGGTAATCTATCGAAATGTTTCATTCCGTTAGGAACATCCGTGATGATGTACCAAGAATCAGTATCTGTTAGATAGTGATTAATTCTGTAACCTTGAGGAACCATCCCCATGTTTTTAAGAGCATTGATATCATTATCAGCCGTTCCAACTCTTCGTGTAGATTTCATCAATCTCTCTGCAGTAAATTGTAGCGCAGAAGGAATAACCATTTTCATTCCTTTAGCTGCAATTTTAAGACCTCTTTCATCAGTTAGTGCCGCAATGTCAATCATTGCTTGCTCTAAAGATGTTTCGTTAAGGTCTGCCGCAGTAGAAAGTTCATTTTGCTCAGTACCAGACACGATTACGTGCGCTGTTGAACAAAGTTCTAAACCATCTCCACCAGTGTATGAACTGTTAAACGCTCTATTAAGAACGTTTGCCGCTTTAACTTGTTTCGCGTTAGCCATAGATCTAGCTAATGCTTTTGTATATCTAGACGCAAGTCTATCATACAAATTGTCTTCAATCGCTTCTTCAGTAATTGAAAACGCTAAAGCAAGGGTTTCGTGCGTATAACGAGCCGTGAAAGTTTCAGTTGCTGCATCATAATTGATACTTGAACCTTCAGGTTTTACACCCGCATTTCCGAATCCAGATAACATAACTTCTTCTTCAAAAGCTCTGTCAGAATTTTCTGTATCGAAAATTTGTGAGTGTTCGTTAGCGTAGTTTTTGTACTCCAGGCCAAATAGTGCGTTTAAACCTGGCTCTAGTTCTTTAACTAGTTGTGCTCTTGATATTGCCATAATTTATACTCCTATAGTCCTGTTATTAGTTTGTATGCATGCTCCCCAGTATTCGCAACTACATAAGCATTTGAATTTGCCGCTGTTAAGTCTGAATTATCTGGATCTTTAGAAACTCCAATTTGAGTCCACGTACCAGTAGCAGTAGTTGTATAAGTAGAAGTATCAATCTCTGCACTTGATTGTCCATTAATTGTACTTCCGCCTGTACCTACGTGATCATGGTTTGCATTGTTGTTATTCGCAACAGTAGCGGTGTCATCATGTTGGCCTTCAAAGATGATTTGAGGATCTGCATAAACATTAGCAACTATGTCAGAAGCTGTAATGCTTCCTGGATAGTATGCTTTCCACGTTGGTTTACTTGTAGTTGGGTCTGTATAGAAACAACCGTTAAACACTCCATTCATTTGGACTGCACCGACTGCACCTAATTCAACTCCACCACCAGCAACCAATGCGCTAGGGGAACCGGTGTAAATTACACCTGTATAGCCAGAAGCAATTACATATTCTTCTGTTCTAGGCGTTCCACCTGATAAATGCCTTACAGCTCTAAAGCCGAAGGCAGCATCTTGATTTGCCATGTTTGTCTCCTTAGTTAATAAAATTTCGTTGGGTAAGAATCGCTAATAAATTAGTCTTTCTTAGTACCACCGAAGGTTACACGGGACTGCCTCTCAGCATTGATCGGCATTCCTGGGTGCTGTTCCTTCATAAGATCGCTTTCAATCGCGTCGTCTTTATCTTGAGTAATTTTTCTAAAATACTCATCGCGCGCTTTGACAATCTCTTCTGGTATCCTTGCCAGCAGTAGGCCACCAACTCCGATTACCCCTTTGTATTTACCCTCAGTCACTACTGGA